CCGGTTGGCCAGCCGCTCCCGGGCTGCCGATGCCGACGGGCAGGTCGCGAAGTGCGAGCGGTAGGCGTGGCCCTCGAGCGGGAGCTCGTGATTCGGGTGCACCGTGATCAGGCGGCCGCCAGCTGACGTCCGCTCGACGGTGATGTTGCCCCAAGGGTGGGGGAGCGGGTCGAGAGGCATCGCCTTGCCCCTCGCGGTCTGGCCCCAGATCACCGGGGCCTGACACGACCGGCACCGCTCCGACGTCGACCCCGCCCGCACCGTGAGCCAGTCCAACCGCTTTCGGACCGCGCGCAACTCCGACGCGGTTAGATCACGGATCCCGGCACGCAACAGGATCGCCGCACGCTGCGAGCGCACCTCGTTGACGGTCAGGCCCAGCTGCGCCGCGGCCGCAGCAAGCGCGTCGACCCGGGCTGTCGACCCGGGACGATCCAAGGGCGCGACGGTCACCCGGCACACCACCCATCGACAGGACAGGCGCAGCCACCCGACCACGGGCACTCATCCCGAGAGATCTGCCGGGCCCGCGACACCACCCGAGCGGCATCCGTCGGTGACACACTGGCCCGGGCCTCACGAGCCGAGCGGGAGCCCAAACTGCCCCGCTCGACCAACTCCTCGACCGTGAGAGCAGGCAACTCGGTGACCACCAGCCACAACGCCGGCGGACGTTGCGGGGCGGCGATCCGCGGGGTCGGCTTGGCCATGAACGCCGGGCCGTCGTCCGGGACGACCCCGGCGTCGACGAGGCCATCGCACAACGGCTTGAGTGTCGCGACGAGGTTGTCCTCATCGCGGACCCGCGAATCACGAGGCGCGTAGACGAGCTGCACCTCGCAACGGGCCAGCTCGGGGATCCGCCACCGTCGAGCCTCGACCCAGCCGATCATCCGGACGGCCTTGACCTTGCGGGCGTTGAGGGTCAGTGGGGGGCTGGTCCAGGGCAGAGGGATCGTCCACTCACGCACGGCCGGCACCTCCTCGACGACCACGACGGCGAGGAGGCCCAGGGTTGGGGGTGGGGTGGGTGGCTTCCGCTCCGACCCGACCCCGGGCTGACCCGTCCCTAGCCTGCCCAGACCTAGCCCGACCCGACCCGACCCGACCCGACCCGGCTTCTGTCGCCCCGGTTTCCACGCTGGATTCCTGTCGGGACGACGGAAACTCGACAGATCCGGGGACGTCCTGGAGCGCCTGTGGCTGCACGGGGCCCGGGATCGCGCCACTCAAGGCAGCGGGGGCCGACGTCCGGGTCGCGGCGGGCGCAGCGGTATCCGGGTCCAGGAGGGTGTAGGAGGGCAGATCGTCGGGGCGGAACATCGTCAGCAGCAGCCGCAGCGTCTCGCGGCTGTAGATCGGCGAGAGTGATGCCGGCCGGATCGGCTGCTTCTCGTCGGCGAACGGGTCAGCCTTGCGGCGGGAGTTGCACGACCCGCAGCACACGGCATACGTCTCGACCGTGGCCGGCTGACCAGGGTGCAGATGGTCATAGGTGCCCGAGCGGCCGCCACGCCTGGCGGTCCAGGACACCACCACCCCGCACCACCGGCAGGCGTCCCCGTCGCGACGACGGACCGGCAACGTCAGCGACGGATTCTTCCGGTCACGGTCACGCTGCCGATTCCACTCGACCTCGGCACGCAACTGCACGTGGACGAACTCCGGGTCCTCGAGCAGCCGCCACACGCGCCGGCGTCCGGATCCGCTGACCAAGGTCATGAGTCCAGCACGGACGGCCAGGTCGACCAGCTGGTCGTGTCGACCGTTGCCGAGCAGCTTCACCGTGCCGAAGTCCACGATGTAGTCCGTCATGTGCCCCGCGGACTGCAGATAGCAGCGGAACACGAAGCCGGCCACCTCGTTGAGCGACCAGTCCTCGGCCCGGGCATCGCCGTCCACGGCCATGAGACGTGGGTGCGTCGCGGCGTTGTCGCCGGACTTGGTCCACGGCACGGTGCTTCTCCTTGGGGCGGGGGACGGACAGGGCACAGGTCGAGGTCAGCCCGGCGGATCGGCACCCACCGGGAACAGCGGCTCGACGACGACGGGTGGGCGCAGGAACGCCTCGAACTCCCCGGCGATCTGCCGCCAGAGCGCCTCCTCACGGGCCGCTGACGGGTCGCTGGCGGCCATCTGCGCCATAGCCAGGCAATGAGCCATATCGGCTTCCATCGCGGCCCTACGGGCGTTTCTGGGCCCTTGGAGCTCGTCCCACACAGTGCGGGGCCCGGGCTTGTCGAGCGGGTTCACTCGGTCGCCCGAGCCGAGCGATTGCAGACCAAGTCATCGCGGTACCAGGCTTCGGCCCTCGCCAGATCCTCCTCGGTGGGGGCGGTCATGAACGACCACCGCCGGCCGCGGGTAGTCGCCGAGACCATGCCTCGCGCCATTCCTTGACCTTGACCTGGCGGTCCTCGTCGAGATCGGACGTCAGCAGGAGGCCGAGGAACGACTCCCCGCACGAGATGAGGAGTGTCCGGCCCGTGTCCGACACCGACTCGATGATCAGTGGCTCCCCGTATGCCGTGCCTGCCTTCGCGAATGACGCGAGCGCCGGACCGTGGGTGACAACACGGTCCGGAGCCTTCGGGGACCGGGCCAGCAGCCGGCCGAACACGCCGGCGACGTCGGGGAAGTCGCCGGGGTCCAGCGACGCACGGGGGAAGCTGATCGATTTGCCCGGCCAGAACCCCGAGACGTCTGTGACCCGGAGGGATGGGCTCGGCCCGCCCGAGGTGTGGATCCGCAGTGTGGGGCCGACGTCGTCGCCATCGCCAGACGCGCCCCGGCCCTTGAAGGCGAGCAACAGCTCGGCGACCTCCGAGGGCAGCAGGTCGAAGGCCCCGGCCTCGCCCGTCTCGTTCTCGATGATCGAGACGATGGCGATCGCCATTGAGGTGTGGGAGTTGGTGGCGCTGAGCTCAAGGTTTGGCCCGGCGACGGTGCCCCGGACCCATGCGTAGGGTGCCTCGGCGCCCTTGGGGACGTGGCCTCGGACAGCGGTCAGAGCCGCACGCAGGTCGGCCGTGCCGACAACGATCCTGGTCATTCGTCCGCGTCCTCGTCGTCGTTGTCGTCGTCGAGGTGGGTGTGCCCCTCGGTGACCTCGGGCGAGCATGGGCACTCGGCGGTGCCGAGAAGGTGCCCACCGTCGAATGCCTGGTGGTGGACGGTGACGCCGTCGAGGTGCTCGGCGAAGGCATCGGAGCGTGCCGCGGCGGCGACCTTGAACCGTCGAGACTCGAACGGACTCGGCGTGTAGTCGTAGTGGGCGTCGAGGATCGTCAGCCAGGCGTGGCCGCGGGAGTGGACCCCACCGCCGTGAGGGTCGTCACCGCACAACTTCGCCTCATCGACGAGATGGTCGAAGAAGTCCAGACAGAACACCAGCGACGGCAGCGACAGGACCTTGACGACGGCGTGGACATCTTCGCGGATGTCCTCCAGCTGGACCTTCTGGCGGCCCGGCATGACCGGGAGCTCGAACCCGAAAACGGCCGCGAGCGCGGCGAGTTGGTGGGCGCGTTCGGCGGCGGTGTAGGCCATCGCGTGGTCGAGGCGGGCCATGACGAGGGTGACCATGCGGGTGCGGATCCGCTTGTCGTCAGGGATCGTGAGCAGCCGGTCGTGGAGGTGGTCACGGCGGAGCCGGGCGGCGACCGCAGCGTCGCCGGCGATCTTCTTGCGGGCGGCGGCTTCGGCTCGGGCCTTCTTGGCCTCCTCGGGGCTCTTGGCGGGGCCCTTCGACCGCGGGTGCAGCTTCGGTTGGGTGCAGAGGTGGGCGACCGTCTGGCGGCCGCGGTAGCCGTCATCGACTAGGGCCGTGACGTGGCCGGGGCATTGTGCGTGGTGGTTGATGACCCATGCGTCGACCTTGTCGTCGTCGCGGATCTCGCGGCCGATCGCGTCCTCGACGAGCGGTATGCCGGCGGTGTAGTAGTGGTTCTGGTCGATGCGGCGGCCGTCGGCGGGTCGTTTGCTGAGCTTGATGCCCTTGGCTTGCAGCCGTTGGATCCGGGCGTTGAGCTTGCGGTCGTGTTCGGCGTCCTCGCGAGCTCGTGCGAGCTCGTGCCGGAATGAGTCGGTGCCGAGGGCTTTGGTGAGGGTCTGCTCGATCGACTTCTGGCCGGCGAACTCGAGGGTTGCGAGTGCGTCGCTGATGGTGATCTGCCCGGCGTGGAGTTTGGTCTTGACGGCCTCGGAGGCCTTGACCAACTTGAGCCGTTCCCGGACCCGGGAGAGGGGCTGACCGACCTCTCTCGCGACCGAGGCCGCGGTGAAGCCGGGGAACTCGAGGAGGGCCTGATATCCGTCGGCCTCCTCGACCGGGGTCAGGTCCGCCCGGTGGAGGTTTTCGACGAGCATTGCCTCCAGCTGGCGGGCCGGGGTGTCGAGGTCGTAGCGGACCAGACACGGGACCTGGGCCAGGCCGGCCTTGAGCGCCGCGGTCTGTCGTCGGTGCCCCGCGATCAAGAGGTAGCGGCCGGGGGTGTCGCTCGGGGCCACGACGAGGGGCTCGAGGACACCCAGGGCGCGGATCGAGTCGACGAGCTCGTCGACGTTGCCGACGTCGCGGCGCGGGTTGCGGGGGTGCGGGTCGATCTCGGCCGGGTGGAGGTGGGTGAGAGACGTCCCGGGCTGGATCGCGGGGCCCTCGACGACGACGTCGTCGCCGTCCTCGGCCGGGGGCGGGGTGAGCAAAGCGATCCGGTCGGCGTGCCACTCGGCGGTGGTGCGGCCCGTGGGCCGGCGACAGGACTTGCCGGTCGCCGCACACGTCGGGCAGGTCGGGTAGTCGATCGCGGTGGACGGGTCGGCCAAGGTTGCAGTGCTCATGATGCGAGGTCCTTTCGGCGAGGTGCCGTCGACGGGATCGCCGGCGGAATGTCGTTGGCTCGGCGGATCCGGTCCACCGACCGGACGGCGAGCCCGAGACGGTTAGCGATGACCGAGTCCGAGTGGTGGCGGGCCAGCCGACGCACGGCCTCGACCCGCTCGTGAGGCCACAAGGTGACCGACACGTCTCCCGTCATGGCCCGCTCGATCGCGACGTCGTCCGGGGCATGCGCGGCGCAGAAACGCGGCCCCGTGTCGCGAGCGCCGACCAATGTCGTCATCTGGCAGTGGGCGACGCCGCAGATCGCGCCGACCGCACGGCCGAGGGTGATGAGGCGGGCCCGGCCCGCGGCCTCGTCGCGGCGGGCCGCGCGCCGGTATGCCGCGAGGAGAGCATCGAGCTCGCGGCGGGTGGCTAGGGTCTGCGGCCGGGTGAGGGGGGTCATTCGGTGGCCGCCTTGCGGGGCAGGAGACGGCCGCACGACGGGCAGGCTGGGCCTCGAGGAGCACGGCGCTGCTCGGTGTCTCGGGCGATGCGGGCGGCGCGAGCGACGGAGATCTTCCCGGTGGCGACCGCGGCCTGGGTGTCTTCGGGCAGGGTGAGCAGGTCGAGCCGGTCAGAGACCCAGCTCTTGCCGACACCGAGGCGGGTCGCCAGCGCCGCTCGGCTGAACTCGGATCCCATCTCGGTGGCGATCTCGTTCAGGGCCCGGGCCTGCGACATCGGGTCGAGGGGCTCACGCTGCAGGTTCTCGATGAGGGCCGCTACCCGCAGTTGGTCGTGGCGGAGCCTCACGACCACGACGTCGACGTGAGTGTGACCGAGCTGACGGACCGCGGCCAACCGTCGGTGGCCACCGACGAGGATCCACCCACCGGCGGGGTTGGGTCGCACGGTCAACGGCTGCAGCAGCCCGACCTCCTCGATCGACTCTGCGAGGCCCTCAACGTCGCCGACCTGTCCGCGGGGGTTGTCTGGGTCGGGGGAGATCTCCGACAGGGCGACCCGCAATGCGCCTGGCCGGGGGGTCAGCTGGCGCGGCGGCAGCGGCACCGGTGCTTGTGCCGGAGCTGGGGCCCGGGATGGGGCCGGGGCCGGTATGCCGCCAGACGCCGGCGGCATACCGGCCAGCTTGCGCAGCGTGCCGATCGACCGCTGCATCGCCCCCGGGTTGGGGTAGCCGTGCTTCGCGAGCACATCGCGGACCTGCTCACGGGTCAGCCCGAACGGGACCCCGGCCTCCTCCTGAGTGGCTCCCTCGACGATCGCCTCGAGCAGACCCACCTTCACGGTCACGGTCACCGGGGCGGGCGTCATGCCGACCACCTGCCCGGCTCATCGAGGTCGGCGTCGAGCTCGGACAGGCAGACCCCGCACGGTTCGCCCGCCGACCGGACGCGCTGGATCCCGCAGCTGGCACACACCGGGGATGCCGGTTTCTCGAACGGGGCAAGCGCCCGAGTGTCGACCGGGATCGCCGCCCAACGGACATCATCCGACGGGCCCAGCATCGCCGAACCGACCCGGCGCAACAGCGACCGGAACCAGCCCGGGCGGTTGCCCCACCACACCAGCAATGCCAAGACAACCGCGGCGACAACGGGCGCCCACGAGTCCATCTGAGACTGATCCGCCAACACGACGACACGGGTCATGACCGGTCACCACCCTCTGAGTCGTGCAGCGACAGATACCCGCCGGCGAAGAGGAGTCCGTGACCGAGCAGCAGCGTCGTGAACGACTCCGGGGTCAGCTCGTCCGTCGAGACCCGCAGGCCCGCGCCGTCGAGGTCGGTCTCCTGGCGGAGCTCCGGATACACCGACGTGTCCACCAGTGCGGAACAGATGATCGTGTTCGCGGCCGCAGCCAGGGCGTGAGCGGCAGCCAAAGGTGCCGCGGCCACCACGGGATCGCGCAGCACCGCGTACGCGATGTGCTTGCCCACCTCCATGTGGGAACGGGTCAGATCCGACGGTTGAGGGTCGAGCACGATCGTGGTCGCGATCCGCTCGAGGAGAGTGATGACACTCATCGAGGACCCCCCGCTCGCTCGATGAGCAGGTATGCCGCGATCGACTGAATGTTCGTCACCAGCGCCAAAGCCCGCTGGTAGGCGCACTCGCCGTGGTGGCCGGATTGCAGGCTGTAGAACACGCCCGACTGGAGCGACGACGCCAATAGGAGTGCCACGCCGGCGGCGTACCAGTGGTCCAGGGCGGGGCCTGGTAGCTTCGCGACCTCGGCAGCGATCTTCTCGGCGTTGGTCCGGGCGACGAGCAACCCTTCCTGGGACGCCGGGTCGGCGCCGGGAGGCAGAGAGTCGAGGCGGGCCACCTCAGCCCGGAGGCGGGCGAATGCCTGCGTGATGTCGGTCAGGTGTGTCGGGCTCATGAGACACCGCCTGGCGGCGTGGGAACGATGGCATCCCACCAGCGGCGGACCCACCGGGCATCGGCTTGAGCGGTATGCCGCCCCTCGGGCCCGGGCGGGTCGACACCACACGCCCGGGACAGCTCGTCGCTGGACACCGGAGGGTAGACAGGGGGCAGGTCGTCCGCGGCGTTGATCCACCCGATCGACATCGCCACCAGGTCGAGGAGGTGGTAGTGCCAGCCGGGCACGACTCCTTGGGGCCGCATGAGCCGCTCGAGCACTCGAGCGTCAAACGCGGGGTTGACCCCGACGAGGTGGGCGCCGTGCGTGACCTGGGCGACGGTCCGGGCAGCCTCGGACATGGAGAGGTAGTGCTGCCACGATGAGCCCTTGCCGGGCCGCGGCATGCTCTCGCCAAGCGAACCCGACAGGAACCGGCCGAGCGGGTGCCGGCGGTAGAACCCACCCACCTCGAGGGCGTACGGGTCCGTGCCCTCGGTCAGCGGGATCTCGACGAGCAGGACCGTCTCGACGTCGGGGCGGCCGGGAGCCCGAGAGATCATCGCGATCTCCCATGGCCGGGCCGACGGGTGCAGCCCGTCAGTCTCGACGTCGAGGAACACCAGCGGGCCGGTCATGATGTCGCCTCGTCCCGGCGGCCGCACTGCGGGCAGCACTCAGCGAGCAGCCGACGCGGCTGGCCCTGTGGAGTCGCGGTCGACTCGATCATCGACGTCGGCCAGGCACACACCCGGCACGACACATCCGACGGCAGCACAACCCCCAGCAGCGTCCCCGGGCCAGCGACCCGCAGGCCCGACAGGTAGTCGACCTCTCGGCCGAACTTGTCGACGAGGACCTCGATGGCGGTGCCGTCACAGCGACGGCCAGAGACGCGGTAGTCGCCCGACCCGAGCTGGTCGATGCCCCCGACCAGGATCGGGTCAACATGCCGGCCGAGGTCCAGGCAGTCGTGAGTGATCGAGATCCACTCACCCGGCAAGGGCCGGCCCCGGACAATCTGCCAGCGCTGCTCGCCGCCGGTCACGACGCCCACCCGAGCCGCTCAGCAGCACGGTCCCGCTCAATGACGATCCGAGCACTGGTCAACGCCGCCACCGCCGCATCCGCCCGGGCCGCACCCATCGGCATGCCGGCGACCGCAGCCGCCAGCGTCAGCTCGAGATACCCCGATCGCAGTACCGCGGCGACCTCTGACGCGGGTCGGGACAGCATCAGGTCTAAGCAGGTCGCAACCAGAGAGCTGCTGTCAGGCCACCGCCGCTGCGGCATACCCCGCACCAGAGTCAGGGTGCGGATCGTTGTCGGTCCCATGTGGGACACTCCTTCCGGATTCGTTGGATTCAACGGCCGGGCATGCCAGGGCCCGGCCGTTGGCGTGTGCGGTGGGAAGTCCCCGTATCTGGGGTCAGCGACCTCGAGCGAGGTTGTGGGCGTGGATCGCCTCCAGCGACGCGATGAGCGTTCGCCGCACGGGCGGGTCTCCCATGAGGTCGATCACCATCTCGAGCTCGGCGTCCGTGGAGTGGCGCTGGTCGGCTGTGCTGCCTGCGGCGATCAGGGCACGGACCTCGTTCAGCCGCTGGGCCTCCGCGGGCGCCCGCCACCCGTGGCCCTCGCGAGGGGTCAGCCGCTCACCGTCGAGGTAGTTGTGTCGCTCGAGCCAGTCCTCGTTCTTCGCGATCACCAGACACCGACGGCCGTGAGACGACAGGGCTTCCACGGTCGGGAACCGGCGGTCGCATGGGCAGCCGAACGGCTCCACCGTGCACAGACACAGACCCTCGTCGCTGTCGACGACCGCCTGACACTCGATCCCCACGGCATGCCAGGCGTGACTACACTCCCGGCAATCCGGCGGGGGCGGGGTCTCGGTGACCGCGGCCGGGGAGGGGACAGGATCACCGTCACGTCCTCCCCGGCCGGGCACATCCTCGACACCAGCGCAGGGGGTCGCGAGCGCCGAGGGTGTGTTGTCCTGGGCCACGGAGGAGCCCAGGACGATGGGCGCCGACGGCTGCGGGTCGAAGACAGCCGCCGGCGGGTTGGTGGGCGCGACCGTCGTGGTCGCGGTCTTGTGGGCTTCCAGCAGGGCGCGCTGCAGGCGGTAGACCTCTGCGTGGATCGCTTGGAAGGTCTCGTACTTCGCGGCCGCGATGACGTCGTGGTGGCCCCGTTCGCGGGCGGCGTCCTGATCGTCGAGGGCCAGGCCACACCAGCGGGACAGTTGGCCGGCGTAGTGGTGGAGGGCGTCGTTCAGGACAACGACGTCCTCCGGGGTCAGCGACAGGACACGGGGCCTGTCGGCCGCCTCGTCGCTCGACTTCGCCCACGTCATCGGGCCACCGCCGACCGCGAGATGGTGGCCGCAGGGCCCGGAAGATCCCGGAACCAGAGGCGCAAACTCTCGGAGGAGACCACCATCCCCGTGGCGTCGTGCAGGCTCAGCGCGATTGCCGGCCAGGACCTTCCGCCGCGGCGCCGCGCGGCCACATACCGACGGAGGTCCTTGCCGAGGCGGGCCTCGATGAGCTGATAGGTGGCTGTTGGCATGGCAAGGATCTTTGCGCGGCCAAGAAATTTTGTCAACTACCACAGTGACCTAAGTCCGAGTTATTGCCAAAACTCTTGCGGATGGGCCGATCCGTGGCACACTGCAGAACATGAGCACACAGCAGACCGAGCGTGTCGTTCCCGCGGACACCTTTGAGTTGCGGCTTGCCATCGCGCGGTTCCACGCCGGGAACATCAACCCGACCGAGGCCGCGATGCGGGTCGGGGTGTCCGGCCAAACGTGGCGTAACTGGGAGGCCGGGTTGTCGGCCCCAGCACGCAAGCCCGCCATGCTCCGGTACATCGCCGAGCAGCTGTGCGTCGACGAGGCATGGCTGCGGGACGGCGGGGTGTTGGAGTCGCCGCGGCCCGGGGGTCCCGGTGGAGGACAGTGGGTCCCGTGGGGCTCGAACCCACAACCTACGGATTATGAACTTCTGCTGGTCGCGTGACCTGGCGTGTTGTCGGTGCTGAGCGGTAGGACCGTCGAGCATGACGACAGGGGATTTGATCGGGGCCTGGGTCTCGTGGCAGCGCAGCGCCGGCGCACCCGAGACGACCATCGGCCTCCGCCGGTACTACATCGCCCGGCTAGCGCGACGACACCGAGACCTCACCGCTCTGACGGTCGATGACCTCGCGGACTGGATTGGGCAGTCCGGGTGGTCGCCCAACACCAGGAAGTCCGCAAGATCTGCAGTCCGATGCTTCTACGGATGGTTGGTCGCGACGGGTCGGCTACGCGTCTCACCGGCCCACCTGTTGCCGTCCGTCCGTGTCCCAAGGGGTCGCCCCAAGCCCACGCCCGAGCGGATCTACCGGCGCGCTCTAGCCACGGATGACCCGAGAGCCCTTCTGGCCGTGGAGTTGGCCGGTCAGTGTGGGCTGCGGCGCGGGGAGATCGCGGGAGTCAGCCCCGCACACCTCGGAGAGGACCTCGTCGGCTACTCGCTGAGGGTCAAGGGCAAAGGCGGACACGTGCGGGTCGTCCCGGTGCCCGACCACGTCGCGGCTCAGCTGCTTGCCCTGGGCCAAGGTTGGGCGTTCCCGTCGCCAAGAGGTGGGCACCTGACACCGCACCATGTCGCGAAGATCATCAGGGCTGCACTCGGCGGAGAAGCGACCACCCACTCCCTTCGGCACCGGTGCGCCACGGTGGCATACGCCGGAACCCGAGATCTACGCGCAGTTCAAGAGCTCCTGGGTCACTCACGGCCCGAGACCACGGCCGGCTATGTGGCGATCCCCGACGACTCGATCCGAGCCGCGATGCGCCACGCTGCGGCCTGATCTCGACGAGCAGACCATGAGCAACGGTGACACACTCAAACCACCTCGGGGAGAACCCAACACGGAAGGGAACAGGGGCCATGCGCAAGATCGCGTTGATCGGTGTCGTCGGAGCACTCCTCGTGGGCGGCTGCAGCAGCGGGGGCGCCAGCGCGCCCGCGAGCGCGGCAGCCGCCATGACGGCATCTGACCTGGCCGGCAAGGCCGGGTGCGGCTCGAGCTGGAAGCCAGGGTCCACTTCGCCCGGCATCAAGGAGGGGGGCCGCTGCCAGATCGACGGCGTCGACGTGTACGTCTACACGTTCGCCGATGACGCGGCTCGGGACAGCTGGCTCCAGATCGCCAAGGGGGCCGGCGCGATCGGCACGTTCGGCCAGGGGTCGTCGTGGGTGATCCAGGGCCTTCAGGACGCCCCGGCACGCAAGGCGATCGCCGCTGCGGGCGGGACCGTCGTCGGCTGACCCACACTGTTGCGTTGTGACGGGGGTCACGCACGCGCCCTCTTGCGTACCGTAGTGAATACGGTAGTCTGGTGATCAGAAGGGCGGGAGTTCCGCCCGAGAGAGGCAGCAATGGCCACCGTGACCATCACCACCACCGAAACCCCGAGCCGCAGCCGGATGGCCGGCGCGTGCTGGGCCGGCATCGGCACCGGACCGGGCAAGTACACCTTCGGCACCCCGAAGGGCCGCAGCCTCGACAGCGACGAGGGGACCCACCTGGTCTTCGCGTCGGTCGTCGCTCTGCGGATGCGGGACGGACGCGCAGAGAGGTACCGCGAGGAGATCCCGGTCATCGTCACGGGCTCGCCCGAGGACACGGTCCGCATTCGCGTGGGCCTGGGCTACCAGGTCGTCGCCGCCACGCTCACCGGAGCGGTCAGGGCCGAGTCATGAGCGCCACGATGCTGCCCATGCGGCTGGTCGTCAAGGAGATGATGACCGACTGGTGCGCCGGGGCAGGGGTCCCGGTCGACCTGACCCGAGTCCCCGTCACCGACCTGGATGGGAGCCGCGCCAACGACTTGCGCGCGGCCCTGCGGGAGATCGAGCAACGCGTGAAGGTCGCCCACGACGCCGCCCGCGCCTCGCGGCCGCCTCGCTCGAAGCCACACCACGAGTGGCACGACCAAGCAGCGACCGCCGCTGACCAAGCATTCGCCCTCGCGGCCGCGGCGGCCGGGCTCATCATGGACGGGGTCGAATCCCCAGACCAGGCCATCCGCTACGCCCGACGCCACCCGCTCGTGGGCCGGGTGTGGAGGATCCTCCGCTCGGCCATCGCGACCTGCACCCTCACTCGGTGGGAGGGCATGGAAGAGGCCACCGCACACACGGAGGCGCTGGCGGCCGACCTGGGGGCTATGCTGGGGTCGGCCCCGGCCGGGCCCCATCGGGGCAATAGCTCCGAGAACGCCGCGTCTACCGTGGTAGTCGCGATCCCGACCGGGGTCATGACCGTTCGGCAGGTGGCGAGCCACCTCGGCCTGTCGGTGCGGACGGTGCAGGACTACCGGCTCGACGGTCGCCTCCCCGAGCCGACCATGGTCGGCCGGACACCGACCTGGACCCGCGAGCAGATCGACGAGTGGCAGGCCGAGAGGCCCGGGCCAGGTCGTCGCCGAGTCGAGGAATGACCCCCGGAGAGGTCCGAGCCCGCCGTGTCGGGCTCGGACTCACCCCAAGGCGACGTGGCCCGCCTCATGGGTGTCGACGACCGGCAGGTCCGACGGTGGGAGGCCGGCCACGAACCCGCACCCGCCGAGATGCGGGAGCGGTATGCCGCGCTGCTCGAGCGCCGCGACCTCCCGGATATGTTGCCAATGTTGAGTGGAATCTTTCCAAAGGGGGTACGTTTTGCCGTGACCCTCATGCTCGGACGGTCCTGACAACGCCGAAAGCGCCCCCCTCCGTAGAGGGGGGCGCTTCGCTGTGCGTTGGGTCAGTCGGCTGAGTCGAGTTGCTGGACGGTGAGCATCCCGGTCTGCTTGGCCGTGGTGGCGATGGCGACGAGCAGCGGTGCCAGTTTGGCCAGCAGCTCTTGGGTCTGCGGGAGGGTGAGCGTCTTGACCTGCGCGAGGGTCATCGCCTGGAAGGCGCGCAGGGTGAGCGGGGCCCCGGGAGTCCATGCGGCCGCACCGACCGGGCCGATGGCGGTCGGGAGCTTCCCGCCGGCGGCGACGGCGGCGCGGACCTTGGCGTCGAGGCTGGTGCGGTTCGTCTCGAGGAGGGCGGCAGCGTTTGCCGCGTTCGCAGCGTCGGCCTCGGCCGAACGGGGATGGGGTGCCGTAGGTGTGGGTCCAGGCAGCGAGCGTGGCCGCCGGGGAGGCGTAGGTGCCGGGGTCGGCCTGGAGGGCAAAAGGCAAGGTCGCCATCAGCGTGGCATCCGTCACGGTGGGGCCGATGGCCGCCACCGAGAAGAACCGCACCGCACTGCCAGCGTCAGTGCGCAGGCACGCCCAATACAGCCCAGCAGCCAGCGCGACCGGGGTGAACGAGAGGGTGATGTATGTCGATGAGCAGGCTCCGGTCCCCGACGTGACGAGGCTTGCCGGGTACCCGTCCGAGTCGGACGAGTAGAGGAGTGCTCGGACGTTGACCGCCTCGGTCGTTCCCGCGCGAATCACCATCGCGTCGACGGTCATTCCGATGCCCACGCTGAGTGGGACGAACGACACTGCGCCCGTGGCAAAGGGACCGATGGTGGAGCCATTCGCAGACCCGCGTGGCGCGAGGTGCCCCCCCACCTTGGGGCGCATGACATCCACGAACCCCGCCCCACCGCCAGTGGGGGTGACCCACTGCAACCCCCCGCCGACTGTCGGTGCCAGCACCTTCGACGCGTCGGTCGATCCGGCGGCCAGGGCAGTGACTGTGACGGGGTCCGACCCGGCCGCAGCGTGCGATGCCGCGTGCGCCGCCGGGGTCCGAGCATCGGACAATCGAGGGTCGTTGCCTTCCGCGGCCGTCCCAACCGTGGTGCCAATCGCGAGGGAGGACGTGCCGGCCCCGATGGCTGTCCGGGCCGCGGCCGCGTCGGCAGCCGTGAGCACGGACCGGCCAACCGCCGTCGAGTCGGCCACCTGGGCCGCCGTGTGCGTGTGGGCGGTGGCGGCCTTGCCCGCCAGCGCCGTCGCCGTCGCCGTCGAGATCGGCTTGTCGGCGTCGGCGGTGTTGTCCACCGCGGCGAGCCCAACGTCGGCCTGGGTGAGGGTGACCGCACCAGCGCGGCCAGCGACCGACTGCACCGGTGCGGCAGCGGCAGCCTCGGCCGCCGTCGTGTACTGCGGGTGGTCATCGTCGCCCAGGCCGGTCAACGCGCCGTGGTCGGTGACCCCTCCACCGGCACCCCCGGCCTCGAGGGCGTCGAGCCGCGCGTCGATGGCGTCGAGCGCCGGCTGCACGACTCCCGCAGCAGGCGGGGACACGGCCAGGGCCGTGAACACGTCATCGAGAGTGAGGGTTGCCCCGGCCGCGGGGCTGGCGATAATGACGTTCCCCGTTGCGATCCGGGAGCACGTCACGGAGTAGTGCCGGCCGGGGGCACATGCCAGCACGAGCGGGCCGATGCCGGCCACCAGGGCGCCCCGAGCGCCACGCGTGGCGGCGACAAGGGCGCCGGTGTCCGTGACGATGCCGACCGCCTGAGAGGCCCGCAGGTCGTCCCCTGCGGGGTCGTTGAGGATCCCGCCGAGGAGCTCGACGACAATGACGGCGCCGGTCAGCGGCTCGCCGGCGGGGTCGTGCAGGGACCCGCCGAGGGTCCACGTGTCGTGTGCCATCTAGCCCTCGTGACGGCCGACGTAGCCGTCGACGGGAGCCGTGGCGATCTCGTCGGCCGGCTGTCCGGTCGGAGTCGAGGCGTCCGTCCGGTATGCCGCCAACCACACCCCGGCTAGGCCGAGGACCGCCGTCACGGCGGCCTGGACGCTCGACGCCTGAGACTCGGACAGCAGCCCGGTGCCGACCAAGGCGGTCGTGACCGCGAGCGCCGCGCCGTAGAGCAGGCCGCGACTCCACCTGCGAGTGTGGATCATCGCCATCAGCATGGCTGCGGCGTCACCGGCGGCGACCACGAGGGCCAACCACGTGTTGGCCACATCGGGGTGGACAAGCCCGTAGCCCGTCAGCAGGGACGCGACCACAGCGACCGACTGATAGATCCGCAGGCGGATCCCGGGGCCGAGCACGGACCGGAGTCGGGCGAGCATCACGCCTCCGCGGGGGTGAACGTGAGGGTGTATGCCGCGCCGGCGGTGAAGTCTGCGGCGACCTCGGGCAGGACGGTCATGTGGACCGAGAGCGCCGGCGTGGCCCGGGCCCACGCCGCGTTCCGGTTGTCTGAGTAGTCGGCGTGGAACTCGAGGGCGACCTCGTCGACGACGAGATCGTCGCCGTCGACGGTGCGACGGTGTAGGGGGGTCACCCGGGACAGCCGGGCTCTTGCGGTGACGGTGCGAGCCACAATCATCACTCCTGGTAGGGGGGTCGGTGTCGGTCGGCGTCGATCTGGGCGCCGAGCCGGATGGTTGCTCGGATGCCGAGCGCTGCGAGCGTTGCGAGGATCGCGAGCGCGGCGAGGGAGACGAGGGTGGTCACTCGGGGGGCGGGACGGGGCCGACGATCGCGCCGTAGATCTGCAGGTTGTCCACCTCGTGGACCTCGGGGTCGATGCCCTCGCCGCGCATGTCGGCCTGCAGGGCGAGGAAGTCGGGGTAGCTCTGGATCCACTCGATCGTGGAGTAGTTGACGCACTTGTAGACGGCCTTGGTGCCGCGGACGCGGATCAGCTTGACCATGTCGATTCCCTTCCGAGGGGTGGCGGGTGTGGGGGTGGGGGCCGCGAGCTGCAGCACCCGAGTGATGTCGAGGGCGCCGGGGTCGCCGTGGGTGTTCTCGGGCACGTGCTGGTGCCCCAGGACGCCGCGGAACTGCCGCCAGGCGTCGTGGGACAGCCGGGCCCGGGACGACCCGTACGAGCCCGGGTACGGCAGCCACACCGCTGGAGCTGAGAGCGGGATGCCCCACTCGCGGTGCAGCCACGCGACGAGCTCAGCGAGGCCCGCGAGCGCCCACTCGGGCGACTCGGGCCAAAACACGTAGTCGCGGCCGGCGGCAAGCGTGCGGGACCCGAGCGTCCAGGACGTGCGGTAGGTCGGGTCACACGTCCCGATCAACTCGACCTGGACCGCACCGGCTGTGTTGGTGTCGACGCCGCCGGCCTCGTTGCGCAGCGCCCGGGATGACCGGTCGAGGGGGTAGTGCTGGCGCCAGGACAGACGCCGGCCGATGAAATCTGGGCGGGCGGTGAGGTGGGGGGCTTTCGCGCCGGCGGCATACGACGGCCACGATGAGGTCTCGGTCGTGTGGACCACCAGCAGCCGGGGAGTGATCGCCGCGCCGGGGTATGCCGGCGCGAACCATTGGCTGGCGGAATCCGCCGGCGGGAAGAGCGCTCCTGGCATTTTGGTCCTCCTCCTCTAGGTGGTTTCCGGGCCGGCCACGAGGACCGCCTCGATGTCGTCGGCGACGTGACGGTAGGCGTCGGCGAGGTCGGTCTTGCCGTCACGCAGGGCGACCACGGCGTCGAGCCGGTACCGGCCCGCAAGGGCGAAGAATCCCCGCCGGATCGCCAAGAGCTGGGCCATCACGGCGTCCAGGTCACCGCGCATGTCGCGATCGAGGGCTAGCTCATCGCGGCGGGATTCTCGCCGGTCCTTGCGGGTGTTGAGCCACAGGGCGCCGACACCCACCACAGCCGGGAGCGTCGAGGCGATCAGCTGAGACAGCAGGTCCATGGGGCTCACGACCTCCGGCGTTGGCGGAGGATTTCGAGCATGACCTCGTCCCGGCGCACTGCGCCGAGAGGGACCATGCTCAACGGCGCGATGAGCAGCCGCTCACCGCTGGTGACCGCGTCAGGGGTGGCGCCCCAGAGGATCAGCAGCACCGCCTGGGCGAGGGTGATCGCGGCCAACGTCCACAGTGCTGTGGTCTCGGTGCGCCGCCACCGCGCCGCCCACGCCACGGTGGCCCACGTGCCCACCAGCGTGGCCGAGACGGCATACGCCGTGTGGACGGGCGACAACAGAGGCGTCGCCGCACCCAGGACCACCCAGCCGAGGTAATAGGCCAGGATCGACCACTCTACCCAGTGACGGCCCCGCCAGATCGCCTTGGTCGCCCGGTCGATCATCGGGTGATGGTGATCGCGGTCGCGACCGACATGTTGCCCGCGTCGGGCACATACCGGACGGTCAACGCCTGCTCAGTGGCGGTGAGGCTCAGGTGACCGAACGACGAGCCGCCGGGAGAGTTGGTGCCGTTCGCGATGTCGACCCATGCCGGCAGCGGTGAGGCGATCGCTCGAGGGTTGTGCCCTCCGTTGCCCACCACCGCGAACACCGTACCGGCGCCGGCCCGGTAGACCCGATCCCGGTCAGCGACCGCGAGCGCCGTCGTGGTCCCGGTCAGCTGTGCCGAGATCGACAGGTTGTGGTCATGGCCGGCCACGACCAACGGGACCCGCTTGCCGATGAGCATGTCGGTGATGGTGGGGTCGCTGGAGCAGCCGTGCGCCCCGACGGTGAGGCAGGGGTGGTGCATGGCCACGATCACCCACCGGCCGGCCGCTTGCGCCTCGTCGATCCAATCCTTGAGCTGCTCACGCTCTGGTGTGCCGCGTGAGTAGGTCAGGGTGCCGGTCGGCAGGGCGATCGTCGGGGCGATCGAGACCAGCCGGTAGGGGCCCCGGTCGGCGTACCAGTGCCCCGTGCGGTAGTCCCCAACGACGGACCATCGGTCGGGCAGGCAGGCGGCATACGCGGCGAAGAGCCCGTCCGGGTTGGGTCCGGCCTCATGGTTGCCGGGGGTCAGCTGCGCACCACCGGGAATCCGGTCCCGGACGTAGCGGCAGTACTCGGTTTCGCGGGACGGGGCGTAGGCCAGGTCACCGACGATCCACGCCGCGGCACCCGTCTCGCGGCCCATGCCGGACAGGACCGCGGATCCGGCCGGGTCGTCGATGCCCGTGTCCGCGGTGATGGTCAGCCGGGTCGGGTCGCTCGGCGCCGTCGCCGTCGCGGTCGTCGTGCTGGTGACACGGGGGACCAGCATGATTTGCGCGGCTTCCATCCGGCGGGCTTGTCCGGTGGTGCCGGCGGTGGCACCGTCGGAGACCCACGGCAACCAGCCCAGGCCAGCCACGTGAGCCCGGTAGGTGACCTGCCAGGTGACCGCGAGGCCCGGATCCAGGACGACCTGGAAGGCCTCCATCTGCCGGGCCTGCCCGGTGGTACCCGCCACCCACGGGGCGCCGACCCACGGCAACCAACCCAGGCCAGCCACATGAGCCCGGTAGGACAGACCTATGCCCGTGCCGATCGTGAGCGCCTCCATCCGGCGGGCTTGGCCGGTGGTGCCGGCCGTGGCCGGCGAGGTTACCTCGGGCAGCCAACCCAGGTCGGCGACATGCGCCGAGTAGGTCAGCCCGGGAGCGGCGCCGGCCGGTACGACCGCCGGCGCGACCGCCGGGAAGACGACGACGGCAGCCGCGGCCAGAGCGGCCAGGGACGCAAGAACTCGGGCACGCATCATGGACCTCCGATGATCGGCGGGGTGTGGGGGTTGGGGGTTGGGGGGGTGTTAGGCGGCTTCGTAGCGCAGGGCGACCTGGATCATTCCCGTGGCCGTCCAGGCGGTCCCCGGGCCCGAGTGATCGAGGATCACGTCGGTGGCCGGCCGCACCAGATAGAAGTTGCTGGCGGTGTTGGTCAGCATCGCCAGGAGAGAGCGCCAGGTGCCGGACGTGTAGGACGCCGAGCCGAACCCGACCGGCGCGTAGGTGGCCAGCGCCGCGTGCTGAGCGACCGGCAGCGAGATCTTGTAGTGCCCCGAGCCCCACGTCGTCGTCGAGCCGGCGAGGATCTTCACCCGCGCGTCGATCGTCTTGCCGATCCGACGGTATGCGCCGGTGATGGTGCCGTTGCCGATTGCCGGGTTGGTCGTTGATGCGATCCAGGTCGGGGTGTAGGCGACCCACCCCTCCTGCACGTCGACGAGAGCGTCACGGATCTCGGTGTTGAGCATCGCGGCTGTGACGATCTCGCCGGGCGACCAAGTCCGCGGCGTGGTGAGCAGGCCCACGAGTTCCCCTCTCTCAGTAGCTGGCCAGGACGAACGTCGAACCGATGGCGCCGTAGGTCGGGTCGTCCAGCTGGAGGTAGTTCGTCGGGTCGGTCGGGGAAGCGTTCGCGACGATGGTCCAGTGATCGGGCCCGATCGCCTCGGTCCACCCCTCGAGCGTGAGGGTCACGCTCGAGGAGGGCGACTGCGAGGGCAGCCCAGTAATGGTGATCACGTCACCGAGCTCGGCGGTCAGCAAGCCGGCCACCAGCGCGTCAGGCAAGGTGAGCAGGTCCAATGACACCGACCGGATCCGCTGCACCGGCGATGAGGCCCGGTGAGCCAACCAGTCGGCGTGAGCGGCCAGCTCCGCGTCTGTCGAGGTCGGCACCGTGACCGAGGTCGAGAACGCTCCGTATGCCGCGACTGAGGCCGCGTCGACCGCCTTAACGGTCGCGCCCTGCGGCCTCGAGGCGGACACCTCGTTGATGATCCGTGAGGGGTCGCCGTCCCACTGCAGATCGCCGTCCACCTGGTCGGCGGTCAACGTCGCCACCGGTGCCCGGTTGAGGCTGTGGTGCCGGCCGTGGAAGACGACACGGCCGTCCCCTGCGGCGAACGCCCGGCCGGGCTCGGCCTCGGCGATCGCTCCCAGGACCTTTGCCGGCGAGTCCCCGTCTGTCTCCAGGTGGCCGAGGGTCAACGACCCGACGTCCAGCAGCCGGTCTCCGGAGGGGATGCCGGCCCAGTCCAGGACGCGGGCGGCACGTTGATCGCTGCGGTCGCCGGCGAACCCGGTTGCTGCGGCCGCGGCCCACGCCTGGATCCGGGCCGTCGAGGCGACACCCTCGTAGATTGCCAGGTGGCCGATCGCCCCGGTGAACCCCAACGTCTTGAGCCATTGGAAGCCGACGCGGATCTCGGTGAGCGGGAACGGGGACACGAATCCCGCGTCCTGTCGGACTTGGACACCGTCCAGGTAGGTCGTCCCGACGCCGGCAGCGGTCAATGTAAACACGATGCTGCGGGGCTGCCAGATGCTCCCGGCCGTGCTGACCGGCAGCTCCTGATAGCCCGTCCCGCCCACGGCGGGGTCGATCTCGACGATCCGCGAGAAGCCGTCGCGGCCCTCGAACGGGAACGAGTAGCACCCCAGGTGCAGGGCGAGCATCCGATCCCGGGCCGCGTTGAGCATCGTCCAGACACACCCGCCGTTGCGGTCCAGGTCGTAGTGGCCGGCCGAGTCGAGCAGCAGGACAGCCTTGGCGAGCACGTGCACCGTGACACCGGCAGCCCCAACGACAGGGGTCGACAGAGCCGCACCGAGCCACCTCGCGCCGGTCGTCGTCGTGCCCGCGGTGTTAAGGACCTGGGCCAGGTCCACCGTGCCGGCGTCGTCACCGGCGCAGCTGGCACCCGACCCGAAGGTCAGGGTTCCACCCTCGCCATACTGCTGGGGCGTCAGGGCCGGCTGCCCCGTGTTGGACATGTCGCCTGCCGACGAGCTCGTCGACGCCTCGGTCAGCGGCCAATACCCGACCGGGTTGTCGGTGAGCAGCTCCTCGGTCAGCGGCGAGTGCAGAGTGTCGCGGTCCAGCTGCGAGAACCTGTCGTAGGCCACGATCTCGGTTGCGGCATACTCCTGCCCGCCCCGCGGCCACGACAACGGCCAGTCGACCACGAACCCGGTGAACCGGACCGATGTGCCACCTCCCGGTTTCGAGTCGGTGACCCGGATCCGCTTACGCGGCAACACGTTCGGGTAGTGCGGGCTCGACGCCTTTCCGGGGGTGAACCGGCCGTCCGAGTTGTCCAGCGTCAGCTGCAGCCGCGCCGGCGGGACGTTGCCCATCTCGTCGGCACGACCCCGCGTGATCGTGATCCCGCGCGGGAAATCCACCCACGCCGAGATGTCCGTCCAGGTCAGGACGGTGTCGTTCGGGGCATTGGCGAACGCGACCTCAACCTTGGGGGATGGCCGGGCTGTCATCGCGCCATCACCAGGACGTTGCCCGCATTGCGGTTCTCGTCGACGATGGCCGACAGCAGCGTCCGGCGGTCCAGCTGCACCACGATCGTAGTGCCACCCTCACGGCCACCGCGGCCGAGTCGCCCACCCGGCGCGCCGGCCAACACCCGGTTAGTGGACTCGTGGTCCAGGATCGTCCCGGACTGCTCAGCGACCCACAGCTCGGGGCCCTGCTCACCGACGAGATACATGCTGCCCCGGGTCACCGGGCCGCCAGCTGCGCGAGTGCCAGCGACGCCGAGTCGGCGGTCCTGGGCGGCCTGAATGCTCCCGGTGACGCGATAGGAGACCGAGACAGTGACGCTCTTGTCCTTGATCTCGTTGATGCCTGCGGCCAGGCTCCGGGCCTGTGCTGCGGCGCCGCGCATCTTCTCCGCGGCGGTCTTCGCCCACTCGAAGCCGGGCACGTTGCCGAGCATCTCGAGCATGGCCGCGAAGCCGTCCGTGACCTGGGCAAACCCGCCGAGGATGAAGCGCACCGCGGGGGCGATCGCGTTGTTCCACAACCAGGTGAACGCGGCGCCCATTGCCTGGATACCGGGCTGAATTGCGTTGTCCCACAACCACGTCCACCCGGTCTTGATCGCCTCCCACGCCGCGGTGACCCCGTTGCGGAACCAGTCGACGTTGTTCCACAACCAGAGGATCGCGGCGACGAAAGCAGCAATGGCGATGATGATCAGACCGATCGGGTTCGCGTTGAGGGCCGCGTTCCACAGCCATTGTGCGGCAGTGACGACCCCGGCCGCTAGGGCCGCGCCGCGAGCGGCGACTGAGTGAGCGACCAGCGCCACGGTCGCGGCCGCGGCGGCCGCCGCCGAACGAACCCAGGCCGCGAGCTCGAGCGCTTTGACGCCGATCCACACCACGGCCGTGGAGTTGGCGATGCTCTTCGCCGCGGTGTTCGCCGCGGTTGCCACGGTGTCGGCGACCTTGGCCGCGGTCTCCGCGATCTGCTTGCCCTTGACCAGCTCGAGGATGACACCCAGACCGGACAGAGCGGCGCCGGCGGCGGTAACAGCTGGCCCGTAGTTCTCGGCGAAGCCGGATGCGGCGTTGTCCGCCGCGGCGCGCAGCTCACGCATCTTGCCGCCGAAGGAGTCTGCCTTCGCCTCGGCCCGGCCCGAGAGCGTCGCGGCCAGGTCCGCGAGCGCCCCGTCAAGGTTCTTGGTGCCGTCAGCGTTCTCAGTGACGACGACGCCGAACTCCTTGAAGACCTTGGTGCTGCCGTTGTGGGTCTTGCCGATGATGGTCGCGGCCTCGGACAGGCTGATGCTCTTCGCTGCGGCGAGGTCGTGTGCGAGGGCCAGGTCGTCTAGCGCCTTGGTGGGGTCTCGGGTGGCGTCGGTCAACTTGGCCAGGGCGTCCTTGACGTCCCCGTCGGTGATCCCGAATCGCACACTGGACTCGACCGCGCCGTCGATCCGGCCGGCGTAGTCGTCGATCGAGCGGCCGGTGTTGGTGATCGCGTTCTCGAGCTTGTTCGCCGCCTCGACGTCCCCGGAGGCCATGGTCTGCAGAGCCAACCCGGAGGCCAAGGCGACACCACCGACGGCACCGAGCTTCCGGCCGGTGTTGTCGGCCTTCCCGCCGGCAGCCTCGAGGCCGTCGCCGACACGGCCGAGGATCTCGCCCATGTCGCCGCCGATCGCACCACCCAGCCGGGAGGCAATGCCGGAGAGCTTCTTGCTCGCCGACTCGGCCTCGGCGCCGACACCCTTGATCGCCTTGGACGCGGACTTGTCCTCACCGAGCAGCACGAACCGGAGGCTGACCTCACCCACGGGCACGCTCCTTGGCTAGGCGGGATTGCGCGACGTGCCGGTCGGCCGCCGCGGCAAAGAGGATCCAGTCGCACCACGCGAGATCCCAGATGTTCCACGGGGTGATCCCCGGCCAGATCTCGCAGACCACCACGAGGCGGCTACGCACCCCGCCCTCGACGTCAGCCGCGAGCGCCGACTCGGGTCGGGCGGGCGAACGTCGGGTCAGCCCCGACCGGAACCCTTGGGGGTTGGTCGGGGCTTGCGAGGGCCCTTCGTCGGCGGCTTCCGGTCCTGGGGTTCGGCGACGATCTCGAGACGGTCGGAGTCGAGCATCGGGATGCGGTCGAACGCGGACTCGAAGGTGAGGGTCTCGCCGGCGTCCTTCATGGCCCGCCAGATGGTGACGCCGAAGTACCAGTAGAACAGGGGGTGCTGCTTGCGCTCCTGCTCGGGCAACGCAGCGATCGCGGGGAGTTGGGACTCGAGGTCCTCCCACGTGATCCCCCAGGCGCCGGCTGTGGCCTCGCGGTTGAAGCGCAGGATGTCGGCCAGGGTGAGCTTGGTGATGGCTTCCAGCTCGTACACCTTGCCGTCGAGTTTGATTCTCATCCATTGTCTCCCAACGATTTTGCGGCTTCCTGCATGGCTGCTTTGATCTCGTTCTGGACGACCGCGGCGCCGCGGCCGATGGTCGTGTAGAAGTAGCCGGGACGGCCGGCCTGCTGGACCCACTGGGCCCGGGTGCCGAACACCGGGTGGCGCCACGATTTGGCCTGCCACGCGCCGGCCATGTTGCCGTTGGAGGTGATCCGGACCCCCTGGCGGGTGGCGCCGGCGACGACCGCGACACCGACCTTCGCCGCGATGCCCTGCCGCAGGCCCGTCGATCGACCTGACGAGCTCGCAGCGTAGGTGTAGTCGCGGCGGAACGCGAGATAGGACGACCGACCGTTCGGCCTGATGCGACGCAGGCCAAGCCGGCCCGCCGTCCCGGATCCCTCGCCCTGCAGCAGCGCCTCGGCCTTGACCTCGCCGGCCAGCCCCTTGGCCGCGTTGCGGATCCGCCGACGAAGAGCTGTCCGCAGCGCCGGCTCGACCCTCGACGCCCTGCCGAAGAGCTCGCCGAACGATGCCGTATCGACCGTGACCGAGACCGCGTCAGCCACTAGAGCGCCGCGTCGGACGTGCGGACCACGATCCAAATCGGCTGTGCCGCAGTGAGGTTGTCCAAGACGGTGAACTGGATGCTCTGCATCGGGACGTCGCCTCCGTTGGCCTTCACCAACTCGGAGTCGAGCTTGATCTCGGGCAACGCGAGCTGCAGCGTTGCGAGCCCGGTCGAGAGCGCCTCGGCGGTGTAGGTCAGCACCAGCGACATCGGGGTGTCCGCCAGGATCGCGTCCCGCAGCGCCGTCGAGGCGTACTCGACGTCGATCTTCCCGGCGATTTCGCGGACACCCTGCACCACTTGGCGGTCCTTGCGGCCCGCGCCACCGATGCTGTACCGGCCGGTGGCGATGCCGTTCTTGACCTTGATCGACCCGCCCCGCACGTTGCCGAGCGGGGTCGCAGCAGACGCGAGCGCGGTCGTCGTCGGGGCGGTGAACGTCCCCGACGACAGGGTCGCGGACGAGAAGGAGAACAGCGACGCGGCCGCGGCGTAGGAGGGTGCGGCGTATGCCGTCGCGGTCGTCACGTCGCGAGCGTCGAGACCGACCTTGAGGCGGGGGATGTCGGCGTTGCCGAAGTTCAGCTCCCAATCCTCGACCGTCGCGCCGAGGAAGGTGTAGGCGTCGACCGTCCCGTCGATCCGGGGGATCCCCTTCTGCAGCGTGAGGGAGGGGAGGACGTCCCCGAGGGTGAACAGCTGCTGGTAGGTCGTGCCGCCGACGAGGTTGGACACCCCGGTTCCGAGGCATGCCTGCCACAGCAGGCCCAGACCCTTGGAGATGCACTCGAGCTCGAGGCCCCCGCCGGCGTCGGCCGTGACGACGACCCGCCGAGCGGAACGGTCCACTCGGGCACCGACCCGCAGGCCCTTGCCCTGCTTGACCTGCTTCCGGAAGTCGAGGTCCTCGCTGATGAACTCGAACCAGCGCGTCGGCGTGACACCGGTGCCGTAGGTCGATTCGACCCCCAGGCCGACGCTGCAGTCCTGGGCGGTGGTCACTCGGTCACCTCGTCATCTGCCGGCACAGCCAGCGGCTCGACGATCTCGTCGACAGTCGGCTGCTCGGGCTCCGGTGTGCGGGCCAGCATGACCGCGGCGGCAACGAGCGCCGGCCCGTCGACGGGCTCGAAGTTGCCGACCTGCTGGAGCAAGGCGGCGCCGATCTCGTCGTCGACGTCGAACTCCTCGCCGGGCTCGAGACACGCCAGGCCCTCCCCGAGTTCGTCACCCTCTCGGCCGATGATGGGCAGGTCGACCCTGCCCAGCGGGTTGGTGTTGCGCAGTCGCATGGGCCCTCCTCGGGCTGGTGTGTGTCAGATCCGGGCCAGGTAGGCCACGGAGAAGGCCACCAGGACCCACGAGCCGCGGTCGGCGCGCTGGTCCTGGTAGAGGCGGACATCGGACACGCTGGTCCGCTGGTAGGCCGGGAGAGCGCCGAGGGTGTTGCGGACGTAACCCTCGATCGCGTCCAGGGCCGAGAACGCTCGCTCACGCGCGGCCCTCATACCGGCGTCACCGGCCTCACCCACGGCGACCTCGAGACAGCAGCGGATCGTCCCCGTTTCGTCCATGGCCCGACCGGCGGCCAGCGGGTAGACGCGACTGGAGTCGGCCGAGTCGGTGCGGCCCGGATCGAACGGGTCCTCGACGCCAACCGCGTACATATCTCGGTCGTCGTCGTCGACGGGGTATCCGTCGTAGATACGCCACGTGTCGTCCAGGACCGGGATCCCGACCAACGCGTCGATCATCTCTGGCAGTCGTGACGTGTGAGCCATCAGCCGATCCCAGGGAGGAGATAGGGCTCGATGAGCGTCTGCACCCGATAGGGCAGCAGGTGCGCCGCACCAGGGGTGTCCGGAGTGCGTTGCGACCCGGCACCCCGGCGGATCGCCCACAGGTGCTTCACGAGCTCGAGGCACGCCTGCTTGAGGTCCGGCGGGCAGGTCACCCGGCCCGCCTCGTAGACCACGGTCCAGGTGCCCTGTCCGAGGCCGGTGAGCACACCGGCCTCGGACAGGGTCACCCGGGACAGATCGGCAACCTCGCCCGTCGACGACGTCGCCGACGTGAGCGAGATGACCGGGAAGACCTGGACAGTGGCCGCCGAGCCCGCGATCGCCCGCACCGTGGCTGTGACCGCGGTCGGGACCAACGGCCCGCAACGGGCCGCGATCACACCCTCGGCAGCGGCGATCGTGTCCAGCAGATCGGTATCAGGGCCAGCCAACCCCAGCGTGGCGGCAACCCGACCAGAGTCCAGGACACCCACGGGTCAGCCGATGAGCTCGAAGCCCGGCGTCTGGTCCGGGGTGCCGTCGGCCCGGAGCGACGGCATGGCTACCCGGTCGACATCGGGCGGCGCATCCGGTGCCTGCGGCGAGCTCTCAGCAGCCGCGAGCGCCGCGTCGAAGATGGGAGCCCCGTCGTCCGGGGCGTTCGTGTCGGGCATGCCTTCTTCCTTCCGTTGACTGCGTGCCGGAGGCGGCCGGCTAGGCGGTGGCGGTGGTCTGGTGAATCTTGAAGGCGTTGGCGTTCTGGAGAGTCCCGTCTGCACGCTCGAACCCCAGGAAGCCGGCCTGGAGGTACTCGGCGTAACGCTCGACGAGGCGCAGCACGGTGAGGCCCTTGACGATACGCACCACGTACGCGGCCTTGATGTTGCCGAAGCCGAGAGACTTCGAGCTCTGCGCCATGGTGGCCATGTCGTTGTTCAGCACCAGCGGGTAGCCCAAGAGGGTGTCCGGCTGGCCTGCCTGCAGCGACGGCTCCCAGATCGGCCGGTTCTGGCCGTCGAGGATCTTCCGGATGGCCTTCCGGGCCGACTGGTGGCCCATGAACTTGAGACCGGGACCGCTGCTGTATGCGGGATCCAGCGACTCGACGAGGTCGACCAGCGAGGCATAGGTGATCCCGCCGGTGGCGGCGAACGAGCCGGCCGAGGTGGCCCCGACGGTGGCGCCGGTCACGATGCCGTCCGGCTGGCCGACGCCGGTGCCGGTCGTGAAGTGCGTGTTGAGGGCACGGCCGATCCGGACACCGAGGCGAGCCGGGAGCCAGGTGTCCGCGTCGATCGCGTTGTCCTGCAGGAACTGCAGGGAGGCGCGAACGAGCTTGGAGGTGTAGACGTACGCGTCGAGGCTCGTCGAGCCGAACGTCAGGTCCTGTTCGGTAGCCGCAGTGTTCTCGGCGAGGATGGCGCCAGCGTTGGCCGTGTCGTCGTTGGTGGGCCACTGCAGGTTTGCGCCGGTCTCGGTGTAGATCACCTCGGCCTCGGTGAGCATCGGGCCGTACCACTTCTGAGTCTCGACGAACTTGTCGCGGAACTCCGGAGGGACCGTGTACCCACCAGCGGCACCGGCGCCCACCGCTGCCGCGTTCTTCACGGTCGTGTCCAGCCCCTTGGCCAGCACCACGTGATGTTCGGAGGACATGGTGTTGCGGATGTATGCGGCGAAGGCGGCGGCGTAGTCGGTGTCGGTGACGCCGAGATCGAGGCGATCGGACGGCGGCATGACGCCGGTGCGGTCGAGCCGGTCGAACTCGGAGGCTCGGCGTTCGTGCCGCTCGGCCCGCTCGAGCTCGTTGCCGAGGCGGTCGAGGTCGGACTCGAGACGGTCGTACTCGGCCTGTTCCTCACCGGTGAGGTTGCGGCCCTCAACGCTGGCGGCGTCGACGATGGCCTTCATCTGCTCCCAGATGTTCGCCCGCTGCTCGCGGAGCTTGGTGCTGTGCATGCGTCTGTCTCCTCTTCTTTGAGCATGCGGGGTTACCCCTCTCGGCGTTATGCCGCGTGGGGAGCCGGACGCCGGGAACGTCCCGGGTCGCCGACAGGTGTGGAGAGGAAGGGCGGCGCCCTACCCTCTAGAAGGTGGTGCGGTCGGAGGTGCTGCGGTAGTGCTCGCGGGCCTTGGTGGCCGCCAGCCGAAGGGCCGGCCGGCGGGAGGCGTTGGTCATCGGTAGCGGATCCGGCGCCGACGCTCGCCCGGCGTGGCGGAACCGCGAGAGGTCGAACGCCGCCTGCGGAGCGGCCGGCGCGTCCTCGACCCGATCGGCGAGTCCGGCCGCGACGGCCTCGTCCGGGCTGTACCACGACTCGGCGAGCATCGCCGAGCGCCACGCCTCGATGGTGGTCCCCGCAGCTCGACCCGCGTAGATCGAGGCGATGTTGGCCGAGACCTTGTCGAGCAGGGCCGCCATCTCGTGCATGTCGGCGGCGTTGCCGACACAGATCCCCCAGGCGTCGTGAATCATGATCTGGCTGTTGGGCGCCACCACCGTCTCGGTGACCCCGCACGCGACGAACGACGCGGCCGACGCGGCCAGGCCGTCGACCACCGCAGTAACCGACGCTCGATGCCGACGGAGCATGTTCAGGACGGCCAACGCCTCGAAGACTTCCCCGCCGGGGGAGTTGATGTGCAGGCGGATCGGGGAGGTCGGCTCGATCAGGTCGAGCGCCGACGCAAACTCCTTGGCCGAGACGCCCCAATCGTCGCCCCAGGAATCGATCGGGTCGTAGAGGCGCAGGACGACCGTTCCGTCGTCCTGGGTGGTCGGGGTGAGCACCGAGGCTCGGATGCCGGCCTTGGGGGGCCGGGCGCCGCGGAAGCGATAGAGGGTCGTGTCACGCATTGGTGGGCTCCTCGGGGTCGTCAGGCGGAGGGGGGTCGTCCTGCAGGGGGCCGAAGTTCAGCGGGCGCCAGCGGGCGTCTCCGCCCTCCACAGGCGTCGTCAGGCGGAGGGGGGTCGTCCTGCAGGGGGCCGAAGTTCAGCGGGCGCCAGCGGGCGTCTCCGCCCTCCACAGGCGGCATGTCCTCAAGGGCGCGGATCTCGTTCGTCGAGAATGCACCGAGCTCCCACAGCTGGCGGTAGAAGGTGGCTCGCTGCTGTGAGTCGCCCCGCAGCAGGCCGTCGACGCTGAACCGCGCGTAGACCGGCTCCGGCTGCAGGATCCTGTTCAGCCGCTGCTCGACCCGGATGAGCCACGGGCGCAACGTGAACGCCACGAAGCCGATCGTCTGCTGCTCGATCCCAGTTCCCCAGGAGGTGGACTTGTCCGTGTCCATCAACATGTGGGGCGGGACCCCGAATAGACGTGCGACCTCGGCCACCTGGAAGCCGCGCGTCTCGAGGAACTGGGCGTCCTCGGGCGGGATCGTCAACTGGTGGAACACCGCCCCGGAGTCCAGCACGACCGGCTCGTGAGCCTTGGCCAGGCCGGTCATCTTGGCCTTCAGCCGCGACTGGAGGTTGTCCGCTTGGGCTGGGGTTAGCCGCTGCTCGGTCTGCAGGACGCCCGATGCCAACGACCCGGACCCGAAGAGCTTGCTCCCGAACTGCTCGGCGGCGAGCGCCAGGCCCACACCCTGGCGGGCAACTCGGATCGGCGAGACACCCGTCACCCCGTCGTAACCCCACCCGGGAAGGTGCAGGATGTCCGCATCGTCGAAGACGTGCTGTCCGTCGACGCTGTAGATCTTCGTGCCGTCGGTGGCCCGGCCGGCGCGGACTCGCGCGGGGTGCAGAATCCACACTTCCTTGATGGTGCCGATGCCGGAGCGGACCAGCCGGAGGTAGGCGTTGCCCCAGAGCAAGACGTGTGCGAGTACGGTCTCCCAGAGCTCGAACGGGGTCATGTCCGGGTGGGGCTTGCGCAGCAGGTCGGCTGCGGGTCCCGAGGTCACGGGAACCCGCTGTGCCCCTTCCTCGCGGTAGGGGTGCAGCGGCAATCCAGCGACGGACCCTGAAATCAGGGTGACCGCACGCCAGACGGCCGGCATGCCCAGGCTGGTGACCTCGGTAACCGTGACGCCCGAGTCGACGGCACTGACCGCGCCGATGGCCTCCATGATCGACGAAGACGAGATCGGCGTCGTCGGGGACTCCAAGGACGCCACCGGACGACGGTTGGAGTCGCCGACGAAGAGCCCGCGGAACAGGGTCATGACGGCATCCGGTTCGCGGCGACCACAGCCAGACAGCCGACTCCAACGAGGCCGAGACCAGCGACCGCCCACCCGAGCGCCGGTGCGATGAGGGTGCCCGCCACCGACAGGGCGGCCAGACCCACGAGCACGAGCACAAGACCCACGGACTCGAGCCCAGTTGCGCGGTGTCGCGCCATGGCGACCTCCTCACCAGATGTTCGGGGGCAGTTGCCCTTGCGTGGCCAGGTGCACCGCGAGGGACGCGGCATACAGCGCGGTGATGTCCTGCTCCGAGCGGCGCCTCGACCAGATGAACAGCCCGTCGCCGAGGTCCTTCTTCGCGGCCGTGGCCACCGCGGCGTCTAGCTCGCGCTGGCCCAGGTGGCGCAGGCCGTCGTTGGTGGCCAGGCGGAAGAGCAGTCCGCACGAGAGCGGGAGCTCACCCGGCGGGATGATCTCGACCGGCACCCCGGCGGCGAGCAGCTCGTCGGTGAGCAGCTCAGCCGGTGACCCCTTGGCGATCGCGACCCGGAAGCCGGGGACGTCCAGCGCGAGCGTCGCGCAGCGGGGCACCACCCAGGCGATCCCGGGACGGGAATCGACCGCGGCACCGCGGCCGGTGATCTCGACGTGCGGGCGCCCGTCGTACCGCAGCCCACACGCAACGATCGAGGCGTGGGTCAGCATCGGCGCGGCGTCGAGGACATACACCGTGGCGTTGGACTCGATCATGGATGAGGGGTCGCGCAGCGCGTCCCACGTCGCCGCGGGGATGACGGCGTCGGCGCGGCCTCGGTTGCGCCACTGCCCGAGGTAGGCCCGGCGGAAGTCGTCATCCGGCAGCCCGTCTCGCTCGGCAGCGATGCCCGCGAGGGTGGTGCCGCCACCGTCCGGGAAACGCCACCCCAGCGACGGGATACACGCGAGCCACGTCGCAGGGTCGTCGGCATCCGCGTCGTCCGGGGCCGACCATTCGAAGCAGGCGACACGGCCCGGCCGGCCTGACGTGACACGCTCCCGACCGTCCAGGACCTTGGGTAGGAGGTAGAGCGAGCTCTCGTCGCCGGCGGCGGACACCACCCACAGCTGGGCGTGCGGCCGGGTGATCATCGCCGGGCGCAACGCCTGCTCAATGCGTGCGTCGGCGTGGGCGAACGCCTCGTCGACGTGGGCCTCGTCGACGGCCGGCCCGTGTCCCGACGTCTTTGTCACGGCGTCGATCCACCAGCGGGACCCGTTGAGCCAGCGGATGTGCTCTGCGCCGTTCTTGCGAGATAGGCCCGGCTTGTCGTCCGGCCGGGCTCGACCGCGGGAGAGGAAGTAGGAGATGACCGACGCTGAGATCGGGTCGTAGAAGTCCGTCTCGAGCCGCTGCAGGGCCATGTTCCGGGTCTGGGCCGTGTAAACGTGGCGAGCGCGGGGAGTCGACAGACACCGATGGGTGCCCTTGGCGCGCAGCAGCGTTGTCTTGCCGACCTGGCGAGGGAGGAGGAGGCGTACCTCGCGGTAGTAGTAGAGGCCGTGCTCGTCGAGCTCGCAGGCGATGTCGGCGACATACCGTTGCCACGGCATGAGAGGGGTGCCGAGAGCCGCGGCGACTTTGGCGACCTTGCCGCCCAGCGTCGGCCGCGACAGGTCACGCTGGGTGCCGAATCGCGGCGGGGGGAAGTCAGTCTTGGTCGTCATCGTCGGGCGTGTTCAGGCCCGACAAGAAGGCGGCCGCTTCGTCGCCCACGTTGCGGGCCGGGCCCGACGGAGGGGGAGCGATCGCCCGCAGCCGGTCCAACACCTCGAGCAGGCGCAGCTGCAACGGCGACGCCAGGTCGAGGCGGTCCAGCGCTCGGGCCTGATCCAGCAGCCTGGCGTTCAGGGTCGCGAGCGCCGAGAGGGTCCCCTTCCAGGGAGGCTCGCCGACGAGCGCCGAGAGCTCCGTCGCGAGCGCCGACTCGACCGGCCCGGGCGGCAGGTCGTCGACCGGGACCGGCGTCGAGGTCAGCGCCGGCAAGGCGGGGGCAGGAGTCGGTGCGGCCGGCGTCCGACGCTTGGCCCGCCACGCCGCAACCGAGGCCGCGTGGCCACCGCGGCAGACACCGCACTTGCACCCCGTCCGGTACCCCGACGCACCGTGCACTTTGACCTCGGCCAACGGGCGCGCCACCTCCCCAATTGCTTTGTGCCACAACGTGTGGCGCCCCACCCGGGCGGAAACGTGGGGGGAGAAACGGACCATGGCGGGGTGCTCCTCGCTACCCCTCCGAACTTTTGACCGGCCCCCCTCACCACTCCCGAGAGCGGGGGCGATAGAGCGTGCCGTTGGTTTTCGCGGCCGCAGCCCGCAGGTTGCACAGGACGTGCTCGGGACCGCGGGTGATGCTCCGGTCCCAGTCGTCATGCCCGACGTGCAGGTCATCCTCAGACAGGATGACCCCACTGCAGCGCCAACACTGCAGCCATCCGACCAACCGCAGCTCGGCGACCAGTTGCCGGCGCGTCTTGCGGTGCTGCGGGCCGTAGTCCCCCATCAAGGACCCCGCTCACGACGAAGGGCCCGACCACCTGGTCGAGCCCTTGGGGCAGAGTCCCTCCGCCTGCACGTCACCATAACACAGAACCCAGCGGCCCGTCCCTATGGCTCGAGCGCTTGTCGTTCGAGGACTTCGTCTAGGTCCCACAGCGCGTGGGTCGAGCGGCCCACGCGGACCCTGCGCACCGGGCTAAGCCGCTCCCGGTGTGCCCACTGCAGGAATGCCGTGCGGGTCTTGTCGACCGCGGCCGCGGCCGACGCGGTGGTCACCTCCGTGACCGTGACGGGGCGGGGCCTAGGCATCGGCCTCCTCGTCGCCCTCGAGCTGGTCCGGGTCGAGACCCATCTCGGCGAGCAGAAGCTCGCGGATCTCGTCGACGGCGGCCGCACGGGTCGCCCACACGCCCGCTCCCGGATGGTCCCGGCTGCACCGGACAACCCCGGACTCCTGGTCCTCGACGAGCGACCGTCGCCAACACCAAGGGCACCAGGCCGGGACCCGAGGCCCCATCGCGGCATACGCGATCCGCAGGCACGAGACGTGCCCACACGAGACCTGAGCCGTGTCCGGCTCCCACCTGGGGGTGTTGGCCGCTGAGGTGCGGTAGCGGTGCGAGCCCTTGCGGCGGATGGACGGCCGGCGAGCATCCGGGCACAGCGGCCCCGACCACGAGGATGGCGAGTTACCCCAGTGGTCCTCGAGCGGGTTGTCGATCCAGGCCCACCGGATCGATGGGAGCTCCTCGAAACCCGCGACCCGGACCGCGGCGGCCGCATGCCAGCGCCGCAGATCGGCCTCGATGTCCCCGAGCCGGTGACCTCGGGCAGGGTTGCCCGGGACGAGCAGCTCACCCCGCACGAGTGGGTGGTCCGGGTGAGTGTCCTGCAGCCGGGTCAACAGCCCAGGCAGAGCACGGAGCGCCTGGCGGCCGGCAAGGTCGACCGGAGCGACCGCTAGGCGCATCCGACGGCTGTCGTAGAGCGGCGTGCCGTACCCCAGCTCCCAGGGATAGCCGAGGGTGTCGAGCTCCCTCGGCCACGACCGACGGACCGACACCCACGCCGGGCCGAGCCCGAGCACCTGACGAGCCCGATCGACCCGACTCACCGCACCGCGGAGGATCTCGTCGATGAGCTCAGCTGCACGAGGATCCCAGGGCGCCGGCGAACCCTTGACCGTGGGCCGCGACCCGGACCGCTCGGTGAACGTCGTGCCCGGCTCGACCATGTCAGCGAGCCGCGCCAGCAGCGGCGCGTGCCCCAACCGATGGTGAGTGCACACGTGCCGGCCGTCCTTGGTGCACCGGTGGTCATCGGGCCACGGCTGCTTCCACCGTCGGACCAGCTGGTGGACGATCTCCTCGAGCGGCAGCAGGTCTGTCGTCACAGCGGGTCCTCGAGATGCGTCGTGTGCCCCTGAGACACCAGCCACGGATCGAGCCGATACCCGCAGATCGTGCACAGCACGTCTTGGTCCGACGGCGCCGGCTCCCGGTTGGCCAGCCGCTCCCGGGCTGCCGATGCCGACGGGCAGGTCGCGAAGTGCGAGCGGTAGGCGTGGCCCTCGAGCGGGAGCTCGTGATTCGGGTGCACCGTGATCAGGCGGCCGCCAGCTGACGTCCGCTCGACGGTGAT